CATTTCCCCACTGAAAAGTATTGGTTTTTCGTTCATAAATTTCTAACAAATCGTTGCAGGAAACGCCTATTGGATGCCTCCATCGAGTCCGGGAGCGCCAGATGCGGCGTTCCTGAACTCTGCGTTCGGCACCATTTGGCGCGCAGCACGTTTGAGTTGCATTTCGTTCCAATCGCCTCCGGTGCGGGCGAAGCGTTTGGCCCATCGTATCAGCCGCTCGGCTGCTCGGACTTCCCGCACGCGATTTGTCAGCGCATCGTTCCGCTTTCGAAGGCATGTTATCTGGCGCTTGAGATGTCGGGTTTCAGTTTGCATTTTTACGATCCTCACGAGTTACGAGAGTTGCACGCGCCACTCGCAGCGCGTATTCACTGACTTCCCATTTTTGTTCTCGCGCTATTTCGCCTGCCAGCACTCGGCAGGCAGCGATGAAGTTTTTGCCACCTGGATAGGCTTCCAAGGCGTTGAGTGTTTGGATGAAGTCCAGAGGTGCCGAACCAAGCGGTGCAGGCAATGAGCCTTGCGCCTCTGGTTTTCGTCCACCGGCTGTCCAGTCATGCCTCACAGGTTCTTCGGGGTTGTGTCGGTTATATCGGCTCATGCCTGACCTTTCTCGTTCGGCCAATATCTCACTCGCTTGCCGTTGGCCTCGGCGAACGCGATTTCTCGGCGGGTGCTGCTACCGATATACCCGTCCTTGTGAACGACTATGATTTCATTCGCGAGGGCGATTTTCTGGAAGTGTAGCTTGTCGAGCATCTGCTTTACCTCTGTGGATTCGTCGCCGTCGTTGGTTGCAGCCCTCGCTCCAGGCGGATAGTCAGCATGACCATACAGCCCCATCGGGATTACGATGTTGCCTGCGAGCGTTTCATCCATCATTACTTTGTGATGCAGTTCCGGCCACCGTGAGCTTCCGCATAGACACACGATATTGGCCGAACAAGGCGTTGCAGATAATTCGCTATGCGGCCTCAGAATTGTTGACCCTTGGCTAGTATCTCGCTTAAGCCAGTCTCGAAGATGTTTTGGTAATTTACCGCTCATATCTGAACTTTCTCGTTCCCCGGATTGAAGAATCCGAGCGCACCCTTTAGCGGTCGGAACGGCAACTGAATTACTTCATCGAGCATAAATCCGTATGGGCCACAAAACCACGGACTGTCACTGCCAGTTACGCAGTTGCCGAGCTTCGCCATGCCGACGATTCCACCGCGTTGGAGTTCCTCGAATTTTGGCTCATGGAAGTTGAGCGTGATTCTGCCATTGGTCACGACCCAATTCATCGCATCCTCGTATTCGTCTCGCGTCATTCCCTTTGAGGCGTGAATTAAAAACCAGCCACGGAAGCGAGTCGGCCACGTGCGGTTCTCGACATTCTTGCCAGCATTCAGGATTAGCCACGCCCAAGGCTGGCGAATTGAGAGTGCCGCTTTGACCGGGGAACAAATTGCTGCTGCCGACCCCGGCGGTTTCTCTGCGTTCAATGTTTCATTCATATCTCAAAGTTCGTTGTGCGCCTCGCCCGCCCCTACACCGGGGCGGCATAACGCAGCGTTATGCCGCTTGATATGTTCGGCCCATGCCTTGGCAGCCCACGGCCTCAGCTTTTCTTCCGTGATTATTTCACCCTCTGCGTGATCCAGCAGCCAGCAGGCAAGCCATTCGATGCCATTATAGAAATCTCCGCCCACGGCATAACCCGCCGTTGCAGATAATTCGCTTTGGCGCTCTGCCTTTTCCTCATCGCACTCGACACAAGGATTCTCGACGTGCTTACCGTGCTTGCAAATTTGTTCGCTCATATCTGAACTTTCTCGTTAATTCTCTTGTGGCGCCCAACTCCCGGGCCTGATCCAAGCCGTCAGCTTGCGCGCCTTGCTGCTGACAGATGCCGCAGGTTCTGGTAGTGGATTTGTGATCACCTCGTTCACTACGAACCCCGGGAAATGAAATGGCGTGTTGCATTGTTTACAGTACACGACCACCGACAGTTGGAAGCCTTGAACGTGCCCATGCTTGCACGCAACCTTGCCGACGCAGCACTGGGTCACGAACTCGTCGTGCTGGCATTTGACCGGCTTTGGTGCTACTGGTTTTAACATGAAATTGTTTGGGCTCAAGTTGTCTAGGAGTCGCCAATGGGTTGAAGTCTTGGAGGAGGAACGGCGCCAGATTCCTTTGCGGCGATGGCCGGCGGTAATTCTGAAGATGGCTTTGTCGTTGACGTTGTTTGGGGTGCCGCGGTCGGTGTGGCGCCAGCGGATGCGGACTTGCCGCGCTTGCCCGATTTACGACCGTTCTTTGCGGCGTTGCCGGCCTTACTCCGGCTCGACTTTGGGCTGTGGCTGCTTTGTTCCGCTGCTGGCGATGTCACGGCCGGCTTGCTGGGGATGGTTTCACCAGGTCCAAACTTCTGGGCTAATCGGCTGGGCACCTCTGGGCGCACCCTCTCTTGCCGAAAGGATTCGACGGCTTGTTCGACGGAAGAACCGGGTTCAACTGGAAGGATGATCGGTGGTGGTTCGGCGGCCGTGATCCCAAATCTGTTCCTAATCTCCGGCATGGCCCTCACCAGGGCATTCACCACAGATCCAAGCCACTCAAGGTCATCAAGGGTCAATTGTCTTCGAGGGCGCTGCTCCCACGCATCGGATAGTTTTTGGACATTCTCACTCATGGTTGTTGTGGTTGTTGTGGTTACCGCTTTGTTCCTTCTGCATTTTGTAATAGCAGATCAATTTGCCAATGAGGTAGTTCTCGTGTGCGATCCAGTCAGTTAATCGCTTCTGGTCTCTCCGACGAAGTTCCTCAAAGTCTTTCAGGGTGATTTCGTTCGTCAATGGATTAAGTGCTCCCATAATTCCCTATGCTTTTTGTGTGACTGGTTTTTGTTTATCGGCGAGGCGTTTGTGGTGCCACTTTTGATACTCAGCCAAGTGGGTTTGGAAGGCGTTCTCATCTCCCGGCCAGTTGCTGCGCTGTGGCGGCTTTGTGAAAGTGAACCGTGAATCGACCGGCCAGATGTCGGGGTCTTTCTGAACCTTTGGTGGATTGGCGAGGTGCCCATTCGGTAACTGCTTTTGGCTTGCCATGTGCCCCGCCAGTTTCCACGCACGGATCGTAGCCTTCCAGTCCTTAATCGGTTTTCCGTTATTCTTCCAGTCACAACCTTCGCATTTGTAAAAGAACCATTCCCCATCGGTTTCAGGAAGTCCAACGGATTTACAAAACTCCTTGCAATCATCCAGTGTGGGTTTTGGCGTCAGCCTCGACTTCGACTCCGTCTCCGACTCCGACTCCGACTCCGTCTCCGAGCACATTTGATTACCATTTGATGTACAATCGATAAACAGTTCATCCTTAGATGGTTCTGGAAACTTGCTCTTTGAACGGGTCTGCTGTCTAAAATCCAACAGTTGGATGTACTTACCATCCCCGTACACGCTCAACAATTTAGCTGATAAGCATTCGATAAGCATCTGCTTTACATTCGCTTCACTGACCATATCAACCCGTAACGGATAGCAGGCAGACCGGATCAGGGCTGGGTGTGCGAAGTAGCGTCCGTAGTCGTCCACCACAGACATCAATCGGCGGTAAAAAAGTTCCCCTTTTTCGGTGAGCTTGTTCACCCGCTCGCTGGTCAAAATTCCCTCACGAAGAACCCTAGTTGGCATTCACCCTCCAAAAACTCAACGCACCGCCGAGTGTGGAAACAGGCAGCAGCGACGGGGCGGACCCCGGAAGTAGCCCATTGCACTCGACGGTGCGTTGAAATTTCGTTGGTGTTATTGTTTTCATCTACTGCATTTTTCTCGGCGGTTTCCACATCGCCGTGCGATTACTCGCAACGTTCAGACGGTAAAACAGGAAATCTTTTCTGTCAACAAATTTATTCCAATTTCTCCAAACTCGGTTCCTTCGGGTTCGTGGAAATGAACGGCCCGCACACCTCGTTGACCTTTTCCTCGGCCTGTTTCGGTGTCAAATTGTTGTGGGTTGAGATGGTGGTCTGAAGCGCGCCAATGGGGCATGACACACATTCACCAAGGAACTGGTCACGCGTGACCAATTTTGCCTCCTCCAAGGCTTTGTAGGCTCCAAACGGATCGTTGATGGCACGCACACTTCCCGGCTTGCCCACAGTCCATCCAGGGATGCCTGTGGGGTCAACCTTGAGGATTTCCTTCGCCCGGCCCTCCATGGCCTTGATCAGCGGCTTGGCGGCGTGACAACGATTCAACAGCTCGGCAAGCTGGAGCCCAATGGGCTCTCCCCCGCACATGGCGGCGATTTCCACCAGGAGGTGCTTCGCCTCGGGACATTTGAACATGCCAGGGCAGTATTTGCAGTGATCACCAGCCACGCGCGGAGCATCCGGATTGTTGATATCGATGATCAACGCCTTCAATTCCTCGATGGAACGCTCAATGTGCTCCAACTCGTAGCACGTCATCACAGGTTCGCGGGAGAGCAACGGCTGGATGATGGCCACGTAAACTCGCTTCAGGCCGGTCTTGATGCCGTGTTCGCTGATGGCCAACAGGACCATGAGGGACCGGAGTTGACGGTTCTTGGGTGACTCGGCTATTTCACCGCGGCCTGTCTTGTAATCAACAATCAGACCGGTCTCGGCGCGCTTGGCGATGAAGTCTCCCTTACCACTGAATTCCTTGGACCTGCCGCGCTTCAGCCACAGCCGATCTTCCTTGATGATGGTGACACCCCAGATTGCCACACCGAATATCTTCTTCACCAAGGCATCGCGTTGCTCTTTGCAGGCCACGGCGACTTCCAACTCGTTCGGCCAGGGGGTCAAGTCGATGAAGTTTGGATCCTCCAGCCACAGGTGGATTCGGTTTCCGGATTCCGCCCACTCCCGCATCTCGGCGGTTTGTACCGGCGGCAATCCTTTGGCCAACAGGAAAGATCCCGGGCAGGCGGCGTAGCGGTCAGACGAACTCGCACTGGGCAGGTCAAGACGTTCGGTGTCGATCATAATTTGATGAATTTATATATCAGAAATAACCCAAAAGAAAGCGCCACTGCGGCGTTAATGTAGAGAATTATCAGGAGCATTTTGTCAGCTCAAAGTTGATGACGTCGTACATGTTTCTGACGCCAATGGATGTAAGCACCTTTTTTAAGGGCACAAGGTTTCTGATTCGGCGGCGCCAGTTCTGGTTGGGGTCGCCATTCGACAACACCGCCGGACTAGCATTGCATTTGAACCCAATCTTCTCCATGGAGTAAAAACTATACCAGTGGAACAGGTGAACGTGGCCGTATTCGGTTACACCATTATCAGACCAACAGAACGGAACCTGACCCCAAAAAACACTACCAGATTTCAGTATGCGATGAATCTCCCGAACGGTGCGCTCGGTGTCAATCAAGTGCTCAAGGACGTGGTTCATGTGAACCTGATCAACAGATCCATCTGCCCAAGGCCAGTTAAACGCCGTAAGGTCAACCCGCATATCAACTGGGTGCAAAGCGAAATAATCAACATTCACGTATCCCGGTTTGTAATCTGGGCCACATCCAAGGTTCAATTTAATCATATTCTCTGCATCACGTTTTGGCTGACCGACAGAGAGGAAAGGACTATCCATCTCTCTGCGCGTCCGCCGGGTTGTAAAAATTCCAACAGTTGAATCACGTCACTGGGGTAGCGATAGTTGCCGTACTTTCGTTTCAGCCGGCCGTTGGACACAATGCCCCGGTTCAACTCGTAGCCACAGCCGTTCTTCGTCACCACCCCATTGCGCCGGAGCAGCTTCAAATCGGTGACGGCTTCCTCCAGGACCGCGGAGGCCAGCCTGCGCAATGACAGGCCAGCCTCCCCGCCAAACGTGGGGTTTTTGCACCACGCCAGTTCGTCGTCCGTCAAATCCCTTATCTGAGCCATGTTGAGTATCACGCAACGTTGTCGGCCAGCTCCTTGGAAACGTCGTCCCAGTCGTTCAGCACCTTCTGGATGGCATCCGGCGACATGTCGAAGATGTCCTTCAGGGATGACAGGGACGTGTCAGCGTAGCCCTGCTTGCGCATGAATTCCAGCATCTCAAGCTCGCTGATTTCGGCGTCCTTCATCAGGCCTTCGAGCTGGGTGAGGATGTTGCCTTTGCCGGGCTCGGGGAATAGTTCACCTTTGCCGGCGGTGGATTTCTTCTTGATCTGCTGTTTCTCGAACTGCGGAGAAGCGGCTTCAACCGTGGCGTCGATGACGGCGCCGGCTTCCTTTTCCTCGCGCAGGTACAAACCTCCGAGCAACGTCGGGAACGTGGAGCGAAGCGCGTCAGCCTCGGCGCACTTCACGATCATTCCAGCCGGGTCTTCCTTCCACTGGGCAAACCCCTTGTTGAACCGGGCCATGCGGATCTTGCGGTACGTCGGATGGCTGCGTTTCTTGTTGAACACCTTAGCCCACCCACCGACAACATCCTCATCAGGAAGGTGGAAGTCACCCTCCCGTTCCTCGATGGTGCCATCGTTGTTGACGAGGATGCCAGAAGTCATCCCATCGTAATCAGGGCTGCTTTCCGCGCGCTTCAGGAACGCCTGGTGGGCCGTGATGAGGGAGAACGTGGGACCGTTCTGACCATCGTATCCGACAAGGAATGAGTCCCCAGCGAACGGGTTGAGACGTTGCGCCTGGCACAACATCATGAATTTCATCGCGTCCCGCTCGGAGCAGGTCTTGCCGCTCTTGGTCGGAACCGCGATGATGTTTTGAACGATTGCTACGGACAGCTTGATTTTGTCTGCCGCGCCGAAGGGGACGAACTCCATCGCCTTCTCAGTGGGTTTTACCAACGCTTGTGTGCTCATGTTTTCGGTTATATTTTCCGTTTGTGTTTCCGATCATCGACACACGGTTTGAGATGCCGATGTTTCGTTTGTGGGATTCAGACAACGATCTCCCAGAAAGTTTTAATCGAAGTTTTTCCCGGGTGGCTTCTGAAACGATGTGTCCAACCCTTGGGCCTTTGAGGTTATTTTTTACAAACTCCGCGCGTTCCAGTTCTGTTTTTAACGCCCACTGAGCCTTGCCTCGAAGTGACAATATCCGCTTTGTTTTATCGGTGTGGCGAACACCCCTAATTCCAAGGCCACCCTGGCTGCGATTATATTGCGGCCTCAACTTCATTATCCAAAAAACCTCCCGGGCTGATAGTTCGTGTTCTTGACATTCCTCTAAAACCTCCACGATAAAGTTTTTGGATCCATATTTACGCATGGCCCTAGCCAGAATCGGGCAGGCTCCACACCGCTTGTTGGCTTTCGATGTATGCTCCCAAAAACGGCGCCGGATATTACAACTCAGCCCGATGTAGAACTTACCGTTTATCAGGTTCGTTATTTTGTAAATCCCGGTCATCTTCTTTCGGTTTTGGTTTAACGGGTCGCAGTATCAGGCCGCGATTGCCGATGTGATGTACTGCAAATTCAATTTCACGCAGTTGAACCGTGTCGCCGATCTGGACGATCTTCTTCCAGTTCATCGCACCAGATTTTCCACCTGTTCAGTTTCGACCACGGTCTTGCCCTGACGCTTTGCCCATTCCAAAATGAGCAAGGCGTCTGCCGTGTTTAGCGTGACTTTGACGGATGGATAAAGCCGCTGGGCCATCTCCTTCATGCGGTTCTTCTTATCCGACTTGGCCGCAGCGTTCAGGCGGGCGATGCGTTTCTTCTCAGCCTTGCGCTCCTCGTCGGACAGCCCTTCGTATTGACCGCACACGGTTTGAGCCGCGGCGATACCCAAAGCCTTCTGCCATTTTTGCGGGCGCACCAACTCGAACGGAATGCCAATAGCAATCAGGAATCCTTCGAGTTGTCCGAACCCGCGTCCAAAAGTGAACATCGCGGAACCTGGCGCCGGGTTGCCTTTGATAAACCCGCCAACTTCCTCCATGTACGCCTTTATTTCCAACCCGTTCATCTCGGCGGTCTCCTTGGCGATGGTGAGAATGTCACACGCGTCCTTGGGGGTCTCGGGCATTTTGTGGGCTTCGGCGGAGTGCTTGGGGTGATGGATGCAAATGCCACCCGAGCTTCCTGGATCTATTGCGATGAGTAATTTGCTCATTATCGTTTAACCTTTCGACCAAGTTCTACAAGATCAGATTTTAGACGACGAAGTATTTCAACCCGCGAATTCAGCTCGGATTCCAGATCTTCCACTGACTGTTTGTGGTGGTAAAGAATAAGCATCATATCGCAGATTTCATTTTGCTGATCTGTTATTTTCAACATCATCCGAATGACCTTTTTTGGAAACGGCCGCCTGCCGCAGATATTACACTTTGGCTTTCTCATGGTGATTACCTATCGGCTGGAACATCTTCTTCGTCAACCGTAATTCGTGCGGCCGACTCAAAACGTGTGTGCGACTTGAAAAACGTGAGGCTTACAATTCCAGTCGGACCATTCCTCGCTTTGGCGATCAACAGGTTCACCGGGTATGCCTCCTTCTCATCTTGGTCTTCCTCATCCTCACTCCGATCTGGACGATAGAGCATTCCCACTAGGTCGGCGTCCTGTTCAATCGACCCCGACTCGCGCAGGTCGGACAGCCTCGGCTTGCGCTTTTTGTCCTTCTCAAGGTCGCGGTTCAACTGGCAGGCCACCAGAATCGGTATGCGCAATTCCTTCGCCAGTTCTTTGATTCCGCTGGAAACATCACTGACCTCCTGTTGCCGATTATCCCGGCCGCGCTTGGTTGCTGCGTGAATCAATTGAAGGTAGTCGATTATCAACAGCTTGATGCCGAACATCTGGACCATACGGCGAGCCCGGGCGCGCAGTTGCAGGATGGATAAACCGCTGATGTCGCACAGGTAAAGTTTTGAATTTGAGATCTTTCCAGCAGCACTGGTCAGTTTAGGAAACATGGATTCGTTCATGAACCCTTCGTTGATGTCGCGCAGGTTCACGCGCGCGCAGGAGCAAATCGTTCGTAGGGTCAATTCCTCGGCGGTCATCTCAAGGCTGAACACGCCAACCGGCAGCTTCTCATTCAGAACCACATGCTCGGCGATGTTCATGCAAAGGCTCGTCTTGCCCATACTCGGCCTGGCGGCGACCACGATCATGTTGCCGGCGTGCATCCCGTTGGTCATCTTGTCGAGATCCACGAACCCAGTGGGGATGCCTTGGATGACCCCTTTGCGGTTGAAGGCTTCCTCGATGCGCTGGATGGCCACACACACAAGCTCTTTGATGGGCTTGTCGTCACCAGTTTGTTTGGGGCGGATGGCCAGCGCGTCACGCTCGAACTCGTCCATGAGCACATCGACATCGCCCTCGTGATCATAAACCCGCCCCACGAGGTCGGTGCAAGTGGCTATCATCTTGCGTAGCAGATACTTCTCAAGTACCACGTCGATGTAGCTCGGAAGGTTCCACGCACTGGGCACGTAGTCGGCCAGTTGCGAAAGGTAAGTGATGCCGCCAACCTGCTCCAAAAGCTGCTTGTCCTTGAGCCGCTGCTGGACGGTGATGACCTCGATGATGGCCCTTTCTTCCTCCATGGCCACCATCTCATTGTAAATCGTCTGGTGCCGCAGATCGTAGAACACGTCGCCAGCTTCCTTGAACCTGGTGACGCACTCGTTCATGCACTTCGGGGAAATGAGAATACAGCTCAAGACGCCCATTTCATTCTCGGGAGAGTGCGGTGGTAGCCTGTCAACCGACGGTTGATTGGCAGCCTTCTGCCTTCGTGCCTTGCGTAAGTCTGTGCCGCCGACTGCGGCCCCTGATGCGTTATCCATGTGGTGGTTTTCGGTTGTCAAGTCAGGTGTTTCCCTACCATGACGAAAGGAAGCTCGCACACAAAGCTTCGATGTCAAATTTTAATTGTTGTTGCACGATTCAAACCACGTGTGGTATCTGAGCCTTGTAGTAAACGTCAGGTCAATTTTTTGGACCAACAATTATGAATTCAAACTTTCGTGTAGCCACAGCCGCACTTGCCGGCCTTCAAGGACTTCGCTGGAACGCTTTCTCGGCCGCAACCGCTTCTTCTAATTACGCGCAGATCCCGCGACCGAGTTTTGTAGTCGATCATATCACCACCACGGCGGGGTTCAGCGGCGGTGGATCGGCAAAGAACTCCATCTCCTCGATCACCCTTACCGCGGCCAGCGCCGGAACCGTACCGGCCTGGTGCTTCCCGGGCGCGGCCGTGAATGTCAACGTCACGCTATCCGGCGCTCCGTTCATCTGGGGAGCGGTCGTCAAGGACGTGGCGGCGAATGGAACCACCGTTACGCTGACGGATGATCCGAGGAAAAACTCGAACCTTTCCACAACGCTCGCCAATGTGGCGCTCGATGCCATAGCCGGCAGCGTCGTCAACACCGTCACACTGAATACCCAGTGCCAGAAGGTGATGTTGAGTCAGCCGACCGGTAGCGGGGCGATCACGCTGGCTCCTGCCGCCGATGCTGCTGGTAGTGCATTTTACTCCATCACCCTTGCGGTAGGCGGGGCTGAGTATGAGGTCACTGCGCCAATAGGAGCCAAGTTCGACATCTGCGATTGGTGGTTCAAATCTGCCGCGGCCCAAACCCTCACCGTCCGATTCCTGTAATATGAAGAACATTTTTGCAATCGCGTGCTCGATGTTGCTGGCGATCAGCGCAATGGCTGACGGGTTTCAGGTCGGAACAACTTCAAGCGGAGGGGTTCCTGGCAACGCCGCCACGGCGACGGTGGCGAGTAATGTTTTAACCGGTCGTACTTTTTACGTTGCGACAAATGGTAACGACTCAACCGCCCAAATTGGTAACAAAGGTTTACCATGGAACGCTGTTCAAGGGTCGTCAACTTGGACGGTTTTATCATTTGCAACCAATAGCGGAGATGTTGTTTATGTTTTGAATGGATATTACCTAGTCACGAATCTTGCTCCGGTTGTTGGCGTCACGATTCGAGGTCAAACCCGAGATGGAGTGATTATTGCTGGCGCGGCCACAGCAAACCAACCAACATTCTCGCCCGGAAGCTGGTGTAGGTTAGAGAACTTTACATGGTTGGTGGGTGTGACAAACTCACAAAGCACACCAGGCTTCCTGTACAATGATACGGTGCCCATTTCTTCCTCAAACATCTGGGTTCAGGATGTGACCATGAGCGCAGCAGGGATTGATATTGTCCACCGAGGTCCAGCTCCGGGGGTTCCGGGTCCGGCTTGCACGTTCTTAAATTGTCAATTAGGACCCGCCCCTTGGGACATCAGTAGTGGAGACGCTGGCAACATCACGGCGGGAATTGTGTCTATCGCGTGCACTTTTATCGCCCAAAATTCCTGGAATGGCAACATCACTCACGTTTCCCCAGGCCAAATGCCTTGGAACGATTATGGCAGCACTTTCATCAATTTTACCAACGGCGCCATCGGTGGTCGCTTTGTGCCACATGGTTCGATCTTCACTAAAAACGCCACCAACCTATTTCCACTGAATGTTTCCGGTGGTACTTACTACGACGCTGACAACCAGCATTGGTACAGCCTTGGAGTGGGTTGGAACACGAACGTCATAAGTCAGACGCTAACCTATACTTACAATCCAACGAATTTTAATTTCATCAACGCCAGCAATTCGGCTGTAAACCAGACTTATGTGTTGAGTAATGCCTATGCTCCCGGCCAGACGGCGCAGATGATCTGGACCAACACGGCAAACAACGGATACACCGCTCAATGGAACAACCCGGCAGTGTTTGCGGCAAACGGTTCCACTTACTCCGTGCTGTCAATCATGCACGGGTCACAGGAAATAATTTCGCTTTTTCCAAACGGAGCCGGGTTTGCAACATTTAACGCGGCGGTACTTGAAAATCAATTGGAATGGGCAAACGCTCCTAATTATGGCGACACTGGATTACTCACTGCGGCAACTCAGTTTTACACGAACTCTATCACCACGAATCTGAATTATGGTGCAGTGTACAGTTACACGAACGCAGGGATTTTAGTTTCACAATCAAACATAGTAGTTGCATCAGGGTCGGCGTTTTACCGCAGCGGCTTTGGACTGA